ATGTTTTTCAGGTCGCAAATTATATCTAGGCACAAAATTTTTACAGTATTTACATTTGCGCTATATTAGAAATGAGGCATTTAGCGAAACCTCAGTAAAAATGCGGTATTATACCATATATTTACATTTACGCTAATGTAAACAAAAAGATTTACAGTTCTATGGCACTTATCACCAGAAAAGAAGCAGCAGAGAAGATGGGAGTGACAATCCAAGCGGTATATATGGCTATCAAACAAGGCAGACTAACTGCTATTAAAGATAATCAAGGGAAGGTAGTTATAAATTCAGATACGATGCTTGATGAATGGTCGAAAAAATCAGAACCTAGACCTACTAGAAAAATCGAACCTAAAACTTATAAAGTTTCACAATCTGAAACTGATTATCCAGAATATGGAGAGAGCAAAGCAAGAACGGAACACCTAAAAGCAGAATTATTAGAACTCGAACGTAAAGAAAAAGAAAAAAGCCTTGTAGCTGTTGATGAAGTTAATAATACATGGCAAAAAATAATTACTAATACCAGAAATAAAATGCTTGGTGTTTCATCTAAAGCACAACAACGATTACCTGATTTAGATAACAGCGCTGTTGATTGTATTGATGACATTGTTAGGGAAGCTTTAGAAGAGTTATCTGTTGTATGACCAGTATTCTTGATTTAGAAAAACAAGCATACGCAGCATTCTTACCACCTAAAAAATTAAGTCTTAGTGAATGGGCAAATGAGTATGCATATTTATCAGTAGAAAGTTCTGCGGAAGGTGGAAGGTGGCGTACGTTGCCATATCAAAAAGGAATTATGGATGCAGTTACTGATCCAAATATTGAGCAGATATCAGTAATGAAATCAGCAAGGGTTGGATATTCAAAAATTCTTAATCATATAATTGCTTACCACATACATAATGACCCTTGTCCAATAATGATTGTCCAACCTACTATTGAGGACGCTACCGGGTATTCTAAAGAAGAGATTGCACCCATGCTTCGGGATACTAAATGTTTGCAAGGTTTAGTTAGTGACGCAAAAGCAAAAGATGGACAAAATACGTTATTACAAAAATTATTTCCTGGTGGAAACCTCACGTTAGTTGGTGCTAATTCACCAAGAGGTTTTAGAAGAGTATCTAGACGCATAGTTTTATTCGATGAGACAGATGGTTACCCTGCGTCTGCTGGTACAGAGGGAGATCAAATCAAACTTGGAATAAAACGTACAGAATTTTTTGCTAATAGAAAAATAGTGGCAGGGTCTACTCCAACAGTTAAAGATTTTAGTCGTATAGAAAAATTATTTAATCAAACAGACCAACGAAGATATTATGTTCCGTGTTGTAAATGTAATCATATGCAGTACTTAAGATGGGCAAATTTTGAATGTTTTGAAAATGATCCAAGTACAACTATATATAAGTGTGAAAAATGTAATTACCATATTCCTCATACAAAGAAACGATGGATGGTAGAAAGAGGAGAATGGAGAGCTACTGCTCCTTTTAATGGCAAACACGTTGGATTTCATATCTGGGCTGCATATTCATATTCACCAAATGCTAGCTGGTCAAATCTAATGGAAGAATATCTTGCTTGTAAAAATGATCAGGAACAACTTAAGACATTTATAAATGTTACTTGTGGAGAGGTTTATGAAGATGAATATCATACAAAAGCAAGCGCCGAGGGATTATTAAAACGAGCAGCAGATGAGAAATATAAAGAAGGCATACCACCAAAAGAAGTATTAATCTTGACGTTAGGTATTGATGTTCAAGATGACAGACTAAGTATGTCGATTATTGGTTTTGGTAAGAAAGAAGAAATGTATTTAATAGATAGAAAAGTAATTTACGGTTCGCCGGCTAGAGCAGACTTATGGGCGCAGTTAGATGAAGTCTTGCAAGCTAAATATACAAACGAGGATGGAAAAGAATTAAAAATAGATACAGCAGCGATCGATACCGGTGGTCACTTTACTCAAGAAACTTACCAGTACGTTAGGGAAAGAGAACAACTAGGCTTGATTGGTATTAAAGGTATGGGTCAAAAAGGAAAACCACCTTTAGGAAAGATTTCTAAAGTGGATATAAATTTTAAAGGTAAAGTTTTAAAAAGAGGTTTAAGTTTATATCCAGTTGGTGTAGATATTATTAAAACAACTTTGCATAACAAATTAAAAGATGCAGAAATAGGTCATGGATATATACATTTTTACCCAACAACAACCTCTGCATATTTTGAGGAACTAACAGCAGAACGACAAATTCTAAAATATAAGAATGGATATCAAGAGCGTGTTTGGGTTAAGAAAAAGAATCAGGCTAATGAGGCACTCGATGAAATGGTCTATGCATATGCTAGTTTTCAAAGATTATTGCAAAAATATGACCGAAGAACAATATATGATCAGTTTGCTAAGAGATTTGACGATAAAAAGCCTACTAAGGATACTAAGATAAGATTAAATCAAACAAAATCGACTAAAAAGTCGAATTTTATCTCTAATTGGTGATAAAAAATGACATTTCCTACTAAAATCCGCGCTGGGGATTTTGTTCAATGGCGAATATCTTCTACAAAGGATGTATTTGGTAATAGCATCAGCAGTCCAGATTGGTCAGTTGTCTATTATTTAAGAACTAATACATCTTCAGAAGGGGCAACTGTAAATAGTTCTGCATATTCAGATGGTTTTCAATTTAGTATTACTGCTGCAACAACAGCTAACTTTGATGCTGGTAATTGGTTTTATCAAGCTGTTGCAAATAAATCAGGGCAAGAAGTTCAAACTATTTTTACTGGAAGTTTTGAAGTACTACCGACTCTTTCGTATTCTGGAACTCCAGCGGCATTTGATGGTCGTTCACAAGTAGAAAAAGATTTAGATGTAATTCAAGCAGCTATAAGAACAATAATTAGTGGAGGTGCGATACAAGAATATAAAATAGGTACAAGAAGTGCTAAAAAATATGAGTTATCAGAATTACTTGCATTAGAAAGTAGATATAAAGCAGAATTGGTGAGAGAGAAACAGGGAGAGATGATAGCTAATGGTCTTGGAAACCCAAGAGCTACATTCGTTCGTTTTAATGGTGCAATTTAATGGGAATCAGATCTAACATCAGTACAGCAGTAAAACGTGTACTAGGCTTTGGCAAAAATGCTAATCCATTTAAAAGTCTAAAAAGAGCATATCAAGGAGCATTGGTTTCTAGACTTACGTCAGATTGGATGGCAAGTCAGCTTAGTGCTGATGCCGAAATAAGAAATAGTTTGCGTAAGCTGAGAGATAGATCAAGAGAGTTAGTAAGAAATAATCCATATGCAAGACAAGCAAAACGTACAACACAAATAAATATTGTTGGAACTGGTATGAAGTTTCAATCTCTTGTTTTACAGCAACGAGGTGGCAAGAGAGATCAAAGAGTAAATAACGTTATTGAAGAAGGATGGTCTGATTGGATTCAAGCAGACAGTTGCGATTGTGCTGGTAAATATAGTTTCCACCAATTTGAGTGGTTAGCTGCTGGTGCTTTATGTGAATCAGGAGAAGCTATTTTTAGAATTGTAAGAAAACCATTCGGTAAATCACAAGTACCTCTTGCCTTACAAATAATTGAGAGTGATTTATTAGATGAAGAATACGATGGAAAGACATTAAATAAAAATAATGAGTGGCGTAATGGCGTGGAGGTAGACGAATGGGGTAGAGCTATAAGGTATGCAATCCTAACAAAACACCCTGGTGACGCATATTATTTGGATTATTCTTTAAATCGAAAGTTACACATATTTATACCGGCTGAAGATATCATTCACTTATTTCTTCCAGAAAGACCTGGCCAAAATAGAGGAGTGCCTTGGTTCCATAGTGTTATGGCTGATATGCACCAATTACAAGGGTATGAAGAAGCTGCTGTTATTAGAGCAAGAGCAGGTGCATCAATCATGGGATTTATTCAAAACGATCAGGGAGAACTGATTGGGGATGATGTAGAAAACCATCAGCGAATACAGTCGTTTGAACCTGGTACATTTCGTTATCTGATGCCAAATGAGAGCGTTACAGTTCCAGATATTGATTACCCATCTCAGCAGTATGAGATGTTTGTTAAAAACAAAATTAGACGTTTTGCTACTGGTATCGGATGTAGTTTTGAAACTATAAGTAAAGACTTTAGTGAAACAAATTATTCAAGTTCAAGACTAAGTTTGTTAGAAGATAGAGAGCATTGGAAATTCTGTCAGAAATACATAATTGACAATTTTCATTTTCGTGTATTTAAAGAATGGCTAGATCTCGCTGTTTTATCTGGAGTAATTGATTTTCCAGATTACTCATCAAATTCAAAAAGATATTGCAAACCAAGGTGGACACCTCCAGCCCAGCATTATGTTGATCCTTTGAAGGAGATAAAGGCATTCCGAGAAGCAGAACAAGCAGGTTATATGTCTAAATCACAAGTCATTGCACAAACAAATGGTGGTGATTATGACGATATTGTTTCTGAGATAGCTAGAGAGCAAGAGGTTGCAAAGGCATTAGATGTAGTATTAGACAAAGATTTAGATTTAGAAGTTGAGATAGGTCAAACAGAACCTACACCTCCTCCTGTTAGATCTAAAAAACGTAAAAAATCTGATTAGTAATGGC